AGTCTCACGCGGCCGGGTCACAGCCGTGTACAGGCCGCCCAGCATCTGCATGCCGCTTTCGGGAATGTTGCTGATGGCCTCGCGGCCAACCTGTGCCCAAGTGCGCCCGGCGGGCTCTGCGCCTACCGCGCCGCGCCCTTCGGTTGCCTCCCAAACAACTCTGTTGGGATCAATCGGCTCGTTCTTTTTGGGATTTGCAGGTTTAGCCGGCGTTTCCCACTGAACTTTGCTTGGATCAATCGCCATACTCGACGCTCCCGTCCGTGTATTCGACCACGGGGCGGCCATTCAATGTACCGCGACGTTTGACTTGGCGAGCGACGGTGATTTCGGGGTAATAATCCAGCACTTCAGGCTCTTTTTCCGCCAACCGCGTACGCTCAGTGTTGTAACGATTGATGACGTTACGTGCGGACTCGGCGTTGATGCGGATGATGCGACGGATACCTTCGGTGGTAAGCGTTTCTTCACCGGCCGCGATCTTCTTAGCAAACTCACGGTCAGCATCCGACAAGCCCGTACCGGCACCAAACGCCGTAATGCGCTCGGCAACCTGCTGGCCAACGCCAGCGAAGTACGCTTCGGTCGAAGCCACGTCGATGCCCGCAGCTTTAGCCACAGCCAAGCGTGCGTTAGCCAACGTGCCGGAAATAAACTTCGGATCATCAAGCAGCGGCAGAAGTTGCTGCGCGGACTGCAACGTGGTAGCTGCCGACTCCGCCTTGTCGCGGAACGTATCCAACCGCTTGCCAGCCGTTTCGCCCAGCGTTTCGCTGAACTTCTTACCGGCGGGCGGCAAGTTGACCGTAGTGCGCGAGGCACCCGCACCGGCGATACGCGCCTTCTGCGCCTCAACGTCTGCCGACATCGGCACAAACAGCTTGGCGCGTTCAGCAGCCGGAATCTGCGCTAAGAATTGCCCGCGCAATGCCGCTTGCAGTTCTTCAGGGTTATCGGGCAGCGCGTTGGCTGCATAGTCGCGGAACTGCGGCACAATCGTGCCCTGCGCAATCATAAAGTCTACTTGATCAAGCACCTGCGCCTTAGTGGGCGGCGCTTCGCCGTATGCAAAGTCGCCGAGCATTTTTTGAAACCGGCCATAGTTTTCGTCGGCCAGTTTGGCCTGGGCGCCTTTAATTTCTAATCCCGTTTTCTCCGCCGTCGCACGTTTGCTAGCGAAGTCAGCCATTGACGTAGCTAATTCAGCACCAGGTTTGCCAAAACGCATAAGTTGGTTTTGAGCCTCGGGTGTGCTGAGATCGGCGGTAGAGAGAAAATTACGAAACTCCATCTCACGCTGCGCGGCCGCTAGCTCTTGCGCTTCTTTAGCGCGCTGCGTACGGGCCTGACGCCCGGCTTCAAGACCTTGGACGTATGAGCCAAGGACGTTGACCGGCTCCAGTTGGGTTGCACCGATAACAGCCATGATTACGGTCCTCCTGGGCCAGCCGGCGGCGGGTTAAAGTAGCCACCCTTGTAGAGCCCGTAGCCCATTGCACCTTGGCCAAGGGCTTGGCTCAATGCGTTAGCTTGACCAAGATAGCCCGACGCGCGAGCCTGTCCGCTCTGCATCAGCAAGTTGCCGAGATTGGAGCCCAACTGACCAGCCTGACCAGCGACCTGTTGCGTCGCCGTCTGACCTGCGCCGTAGAGGCTGCCGAGTGCGCCAAGGCGGGTGCCCAACTGCGCCTGCGCGCGGTTAAAGGCGTTCATATATTCCTGTGAACCCATCTCTTGACCGTAGCGCGTACCGGCACGGATGGCTCCGCCGCCAAGGTACTGACCGCGTGCGGCCTGCATGCGCTCCAGCGCCTTCTCGCCTTCGGCAAGACGGAACGCGTAACCGGGGTCCATTTGCATCTGCTCGGGCGTAAAACCGCGAGTAAGCATGCCGTAGTCGGCTGCCGTGGCGTCGCCGCCGATACCAAGCAGTCGCATCAGTTCGTTCTGCGAGGTAATGCCGGCTTGGCGAAACGGCTCTTGTAGCTCTACCTGCCGCTCAAAGGTTTCACGCTGTAACTGCGCGGCCTGATCGGCGGCTTGTTGTTGCGCCTTGGCGGCCTTGCTGGCTCCTTTTGATGCGACGGCACCGCCAATGACGGCGCTACCTAGGATTGCTGCTGCGGTTCCAATGGCCATTACGCCACCTCTCTCATAAACGTGCGTTCCATAGGACGAAACCCTTTTCGCGCATATAGATTAGCCATCTTGCCTGCGCGCTCATCTTCAAGGGCAATCATAAAAATAGCTGTTGCATTTTTTGCGATTGCCCACGATTCGATCATATCGTACATGGCTTGGCCTGCCCCTTTACCCCGCGCTACGGGGGTCAGCCACCACCACAACTCCTGCACTACCATACTGGAAGGGCTGAAGTACATAGGGTAAAACAATGCGCCGGCGATTCCAATAATTTCACCGTCGTCTTCGGCCAGCCACACACCGATGTTAGGGTTCTGCACGGCCTGTAAGAAAAAGTCGGCATAGCCCTCATCGTCGAACGGAATAACGCCATGCACCGGGGACGCCGCGTGAAACGCCTGCGCCAGTGGCAGGTATCGCGGAAAGTCCTCGGCGATTGCGTTGCGTACGATCACGACACTTCGCGTCCCGAGCAGCGGATGTTGATGGCCGTGGCCGCTGACGCAATCGTTGAAATCGAGCCGCCCGGCGCAAGCACCTGCCCGACGATTTCGGGAAACGTGTACGTCTCCGAGGGCAGCAGGGTTTTGCTTTTAATGATTAGGTTCTGGTTGCCGGCGTTGTCGAACGCCGTAACGAGGTTAACCGAGATAGTAGCCGCTGCCGCGCTGTAGTTTGTCGCCGTGAACTTGTCGATGATAGCTGACACGTTAGTCGCGGAGTATTGGGTGGTCTGCGACGATTCGGCAATTTTTGCCGGGATCAGCACTTTTACGCTAACTGCCATGTGTCACCTTAGAATGTAAAGACCATGCGGACGCGGCCGTTCTGGCCAGGTTCACCGCCAAGATAACTGCCATCACCACCGCCACCCGCCGTCAAACTCCCGTCACCGGCAAGAGGAAGGGCGCCCGCCGAAGTATACGCCGCTCCGCCGTTGCCAGTCGTATTGGTCGTATTGCCGCCTGAAGCCGCGCCGCCCGCGCCCTGCGTTTGCAGCGGTCCGGCGTTGCCCGGTTGGCCGCCATTAGAGGTCATGGTTGTAAGCGTGTAGGTGCCGCTGTAGACATTGGAGAACCCGCCAGCGGTAGCTGCCCCGGCACCCGCGCCACCAACACCGACGGTGTACAGGATTGTCTTGCCGTCTTGCCCGCTAAAAGTCAGCACGGTCTTGGAGTAACCGCCACCACCGCCACCACCGCCGTCAATAATATCGAACTCGCCGGGGGCGATAAAATACTCAAAGCCCGTGGCCCCGCCGCCGCCAGCGCCCCACACTTGTATGGTGACGCCGGTAGCACCTACGGGGATGGCAACCGATCCAGAACCGGGTTCGGAGTAATCGTATACGCCAGCCCCCGCGCCGCCGGCGCTGCCGTTGAAAAAGGACGCGAGCGTAGCGCCGCCCATGTCAGGTCAACCCCGCCCCGCTGATAAGCCACGACGCCGCCGAAATCTTGATAAGCGTAGCGACACCATTACGCGCGAGCGTGCGGGTGCCGGTCGTGGTGCTGTTGGCCAAGGTCATCGTATCGGTCGTGATAGCGATAGACAGCGCCGTAGCGTTGAGGTTAACGATGATAACGACCGTGCCCAGTGGGAACGCCGTGGCGCTGTTGGCCGGAATAGTCAGGGTCAAACTAGAGCCATTCATCACGACGGTTTTGCCGCGATCAGCCAACACCAACTCGTAGCTAGCCGTCTTGGAGTTCGTCGGCGCGTCGCGGTACCCGACGGCATGGTCAACGCTGACCGTCGCGTTGTCGGGAATCAGCGGCGTGCCGGTAAAGGTCGGGCTCGCAATCGGGGCGTAAGTTGCAGCGGCCGAGGCCGTAGACAACGCGTCCGTAATGCCGTACCCCGAAAGGGTCGTCGGCGTGCCGAGGATGTCCGACCAGTTGATGCCTTCAATGCTAAAGTCATTGACGCCGGCAATATCGTCGTACGTGCCGATTACGACGTTTGCCGAGGTCATCAGCACAAACTTGTACGATACACTTTCGGTCAGCCAGATGGGCTGCGCCGTGCGACCGGCGGCGTTCAGCACAATTGGGTTCGTGTTCGGCGTTGCGCCAGACGAATCCGTGTAGGTCGCCTGCGGCGTGGTCGTGCCAGCCGTGTACGTCCAGAGCTTACCGCCCGAGAGAATGTTGCCGTTGTTGTCGAAGAACTGCGCCCCGACGCCGGCAAACGAAGAAAGAAACACGCTCATATATACACCTGCATAACGGTCAATATGATGGACGGAATAGCCGGTACGGGCGCTGCCGCCGCAAAGCTCTGCAACTGGACACTTAAATCACTAACGGAAAAGTATAGTTGAAAGTAGTCGCCATTTGACAGCGGCAAGAAAAAGTTTGCAGCAGAGAAGATTTCGGCGTTGTTGCCTTGGATTTGAACCAAGCTAGCGGAGTTAGCGACCGCCGTACCGTTAATAGCCGGCCAAATATAGAACTGGCCCGTACCACCAGAAGTCTTGTCAACTTGGATGGAAAATTGAATGTTGTAGACCGCCGGTCGAGTTACTTTAATCTTGGACGCGTCCGCCGGATCTTTGTAAATGCCGTACGCTTGATCCGCGTTGTTGTACGTGATCGCTTTAGCCGTATTGATGACCGCTGCCGCTTGAGTCTGGGTTGAGTAAAACGACCCGTAATTAATTGGGTTTGGTTCGGGCGCTTTGGGTGCCAACTGCAACGCCTTAATTTCAGACTGAAATCGAGCCAACTCGGCGTCAACTACGCCGTCCGTCGTTGTCAGTTCCAGATCGGCAAGCGAAACGGCGGTCGTGCCTGAGCCTGTCAGCGTGAATTGGTTGTTGAGAAAGCGGAACCACTCACGCGAAATAAGGCCCGTCCGCTCGTCAATGAACGGAACGCGAGGCGCCGGGATATTAGTCGTATTGCTCATTAGGCTGCCGTCGGCGAGAGCCGCAGTTCAGCGCCCATAATAGCCGTTACCATAGGATCAGCGGCTGTGAGCTCGTACACTCGGTCACGGGACTTCAGCGTTGCGCCCAAGCGACGCCAGATGACGCGCGTTTGAGTGGCGCCGATGGGCCCGAGCGACTCCCATCGCTCATGGCTCCACGTATGCCCGCCGTCGTCCGACCAGCGCAGCATGACCTGCGGATGCGGCACGCTGTTGTTGGGCTCGCCTTCGACGATAATGCCGCCGTTGTTTTGCTGCAACACCAACCCTGATGCTTGCTGCGTTAAGAATGACGGATCGTCGTACAGACCGCCCACACCAGTCTGGCAGTCTAGCTGCAACTGATGGTGGATGGTGCGCGTCAAGTTATTGGCGCCGGTCGGCAGGGCGCGCCAGCGGCGCATCCAACGCTGCTCCTGCTCGTCGTCGCGGAAGTACCGCAGATCAAACTGGTAGAGATTGCCGTTCTGGAAGTCGCCGACAACCGGCTGACCCTTGAAGCGGGCATGGCAGTTGGAGCGATGCCGCCTGAACTTGCCTTTGGCAAACCCCGCACGCTCATGCCACGCGCCCGTCGCGGCATCGTACACCCACGTCGTCTCCGCGCTAGGGAAGATAAGGACGTAGAACGCATGGCCGTCCTGCTGGTACGTGTATGCCAGCGCATCGGACATGTCGGCGTAGCCTTGGATGGCGAACTCGACCGCATGGGTCGAGACGCGCACGCCTTGGTAGCCTTGAGCGCGATAGACGACACCCTGACCGCGCGCGTCGGCACCCAGCCAGAACACGCTGTTGTCGAGTTTGGCAACCGAGTACGGCGCGATGCAGCCGATTTCGTTATAGGCGCCTTGGATGCGCTCCAACGGGAAGTCGGGGTTGCCGGAGTTGTACCAAACCTCGACCGAGTTTGTGCCAAACAGCCACGCCTCGCGGTGGTCGATAATGATTGACACCAAGCCGTCCGGCGAACCTTCGGCGCTGGCAAAGTCAAGAGGGTCAACGGACAGGCCGTCAAGCAACGCCGTTACCCAAATGCGTTGGCTGTTCGGCTCGTTAAAAACAAAGTAGCCGTCAAGGTAGCCAACCGTCACGGCGCCGGGAAAGTCAGGATCGGTAATCTGCTGGAAGACGTTGGTATTGCTGTTGTAGATGTAGCTAACGGGGTTGCACGCCACAAAAATCTGAATACCGTTGTCGGCCATTGACACCGGACCAGTGCCGGCGATGTCGCCGAGCTTGGTAGCGTTAAGCCCTGCGTCAACCTTGTAAAACTCGCTCCCCGAGGCGACGTACAGATTGTCGCCCAAAGGATACAGCGCACGGATGGGGCCGGAGCCCACGTCCATGTACTGCCGCAAGCCGGGGCAACGCTGAAGATACGCAGGCTCCTTGCCGGCCTCGGGGATGACCTCGGGGTAGAGGTTCACCATCCGAGCATCGGCGGCGTTTACGCTGCGCGCAACGTAAGACGAGCCCAGGATCGGCGTCTTCATTAAAAGTTACCGGCGTAGATGTTGTACCGATTGCGACGGGCGATGATGCTGTACGGCATCGCCATAACGTTGTTGGGGTTGTTGATGCGCTTGAGGTTACGCTTGCTGTACATCGCAACGCGGCGCACGTCCGGTGCCGGCTCAACGCCAAACTCCGGTGCCAGCTCCAACGCCAAGTTATACCGAAACGCCCGAAGGTACCCAGGCGGCATGAGGATTTCCGTACTGAGCGACGCGGGGTCCAACAGCCGCTGCACCGAAATAAAATGAAACTCCAGCACTCGATTTGGCACCGGATAGACCGACATGGAGATGTTTGGAAACGTATTGTTGACGAACATCACCTGCGGATAGGTGCTCTGCACGGTCTTGACTGCAATGTTGTTGTACTGCAGCTGGTTGATAAACTTGATGCCGTACGACACGTTTGTAGACGGGTCGCGGAAAAAAGTCGAGTCATCAAGCAAGATTGGACGCTGCTGTGCCGGAACGGGGTTGCCGTCTTCCAAGGACAGATAGTCGTCGTCTTGCGTAATAATCGGCACTTCAGACTGTGTGCCGAGTACATAAACAAAGTCGCCCGTTGGGCCAAGCGTCTGAATACGCTCGCCGGCAGGCCACATGTAAGTCTGGTCTTGGGTGCAGAACACGGCGAGGCGCTCAGTGTTCCAGCTATCCACCATCTGATCGAACGCCGAAAGTGCGTCCTGTGCCATCGAAGCCGACGGCGTTTCGCCCTCAGCCAAGATGCCCAGCAGACGCAGCGCCCCGTTGATTTGATCGCCCGCTGTCGCCATGGCCTACTCCTTCCGCTTTCGACGCGCCTTTAGCTCGTTAACGACCGGCATAGGTTCCGGCGACGCAGCAGGGTCTTCCTCCTGCGCCGCCGGTTCCAATGGGTCATATTCTTCCCACCCGTGCTCGTAGTCCATAGCCGCTTCCAAATCGGAAATGGCTATCTTTAGCCCATGCACGGGATGGCGAAGATATATGTTCATAGTTACGGCAGAAGCCCGTAAGCCTGAAACCGCGACTCCAACTGAGCAACGCGAGTCTGGAGATTTGCAATCACCGACAGCACCGTGTTGCCTTCGTTTTTAGTAACAAAGCCAAACGGGGTCGTCTGAGTCAAATCCTGAATCGCAAAGTCGGCCGGAGACGGAGCCGTGAACGTAACCGTCGTAAGCTGGGCCGTAAGAGCCGCACCTTCGGAAACCGGCGTCGTGCCGAAGAATCCGACCGTACCGCCTGCCGACCCAATTACTGCGCCGTCCAGCTCGGGGTCCGAAAACGCAAC